AATGCAGGTTCAGGTTATCAAGTTGCTCCGGTTGTAAGAATTAGTGGTGGTGGTGGTACTGGTGCAACTGCTATTGCATACGTTGGTGGCGGAAAAGTTACTGCAATACAAGTAACAAATGGTGGCTACGGATATAAAAGTGCTCCAACAATTACTTTAGATGGATCTGTTGGTTCTAGTGGTGTAGAAGCAAAAGCATCTGCACAATTAGGAAAAGGAAAAGCAAGATCATTTAAAAATATTATTAAGTTTGATAGAACAACAGATGATTTAGTATTTGGTAAGTTTGACGTTGCTTATTCCACAGGAGCAAGTTCAATACAAGGCGGTCCATTACAAGTAACAACAGATATTCCAGGTAGAGAATTAGAACAAGACTTTAGTGGAACTGGCGGTCAGTTTATCTTTAATCTAAAATTTCCAATAACATTAGATAAAGAACGTTATAGAATATTAATAAAAGACAATAACAATCCATTAAATGTTTGGACGGAGGTACTACAAACAAGTTATAGTCCAAGCAATGTAGCAGATGTCACTTTAGGAAGAAGTAGACAGAAAGGTAGAATTACATTTGATACTCCTCCTGCTAACAATACTACATTAAAAGTAAGATATCAAGTAGATAATGACTTCTTAACTTATGCAGATAGAGTACACTTCTTGTATTCACCAGTTGCTGGTATGCCAGATAAACTGTTTGACCAATTAATGAAAGGTATAGACTATGGCGGAGTACAAGTAAAGAGTTTTGACTTTGGTGGAGGAACTGGTTGGTCAAGTGACCCGTATTACACTTCTGCTTATGACACGTATGACACAACATACGAGGATGAAGTATTTAGAATTGATAACAGTACAAAAGTGTTTACATTTAAAAAGGCACTTGAAACTGGTATTGTTTACAATGTTTACAAAAATAATGTTAGAATAGATGATCCTAATTTTGGAACAAGCAGTCAAACTAACACAAATGCATTAATCCAAAGTATAACTGGTGCAGGTCAAACAGGAATTGCATTAACTGATGATCAATCATATACTAATCTAGTTGTTATAGATGAACAGATTGTACCTACAGTTGACAACGATGTAATTGTTCTTAGAAAAACTACTAGTGATGGTTCCTTTATTCCAGATCCAAGAGCATATGATACAGCGTTAAGTGGTGGTGTATTAAATTATGGAACTGCAACTGGATTGAATGCTGAAGATATTGTTGTAGATGGTGACGGATTTGTTACTCCTACATCAAGCGGAGGTCCAGAAGAATTAATTCAAGGGCAAGTACTTGATACACTTGATATGAAAGTGTATGATAGAATAGGTGATGGTGGTAGTATTGTTGACACCAGATCATATGATGTTGACACAGCAGGCACAGGTGTATTTGATTTTGGAGTATATCCACAAAGTAAAGAAGGAATATTTGTTAAGAAAAATAATGTAATACTTCAGCAAAGTGATTACACAGTAAATTTCCAAACAAAGAAAATTACAATTACAGGTTTACAACTTAATGATAGAATTAACATCATTACAATGAGCGGTAATGGTGAAAAGATCTTAGATATGGATCAATTTACAGGTGACGGAAGTACTTTACAATATGTCACCCAGGTTAATTGGCAAACTGGTTTAACATCTTTTGTAACAGTTAATGGACAAATAGTTGATTATGTAATAGAAACAACAGACAGTACATATGATACAACAAATAAAGTTGCCATAACATTTGGTGCACCGCCGGCTGTAGGTTCAGTTATAGATTATATGATTTATGCAAGTGAAAGTAAAGTATTTTCAGAAATTAAGAAAGATAGATTCACGGCAGATGGAAGTACTCAAGTATATACAATGAGTGTAACTCCGTTCAGTTCATTGCCTAGTACACATAACGTCATTGTTGAAACATTTACAAATGCAAATGACAGAAAAATTTTAAATGCAGGATACAATGAACAGTTTACAGTAGAAGCAAATAAATTTGAATATCAATTGAAAAACTGGCAACAACCTGGAGGTACATTAGGTGCCACAGATATAGATGTCTACCTAAATGGTGTTGCTTTAACTTACACTTCCGACTTTATTTTTAAACCTGCAAATACAAGTATTGAAATATTTGAGAACATTGCGAACGTAGGTGACATATTAGAAGTGTTTGTAAACACAGATGGAGAGTACACTATTACTGGTAACCAATTGACATTGAATACTTTACCAGCAATTGATACAAAAGTGTTAGTAACGCACTTCAGTAAACATGATATACAAGCAATTGAAAGAACTAACTTTGATATTATACAAAGGTCAACAGTAACAGTTGGTGGTTCCGATGATATTGAATACAAACAGTTGCGTAATGGACTAATTAAATTAAGAAAACAAGCATATGATACTGAATTTGTTTGGTTAGTTGTTAATGGTAAGGTACAAACTCCTAATGTTGACTACGGTTTAACCAACGATAACAAATTTATTAGAACATTAAATCCTTTTGCCGACAATGATGTTGTTGAAATAATAGAATTTGCAACAGAAGGACCTATCACAGGCAAGTTTGGGTACAGGTTATTTAAAGATATGTTGAATAGAACAGTGTACAAACGTTTAGGTGATTCAAATTCTTATAGACTTGCTAACGACTTAGGCATTTTTGATAATGAAATTGTGGTAGAAGATGCTACTAACTTACCAACTCCTGACGTTACAAACAACATTCCAGGAATAATCTTTATTAATGCTGAACGTATTGAGTATTTTGTGAAGGCTGGTAACAAATTACGTCAACTAAGACGTGGTACATTAGGTACTGGAGTAAAAGAATTACATAAAAAGGGCGATGAACTGTTCAACCAGGGTATAGACGAAACCATTCCATATCAGGATAAATTATTAGTACAGAACTTCACTACTACAAACAGTTTGGTAAGTGGAAATTATGTTGAAAGAGAATATATTTTGGATTGGAACCCTGCAAGTCGTAACGAAATGGAAGTATTCTTAGGTGGACAACGTCTAACCAAAGGATATCTTAACAGTAGTAACAATGCTGTAAAAGATGTATTCCATCCAACGACTGGAATGGACAGTCCAGAAGGTGATATTGCAATGACATTACCAACTTATCCTCGATCTTGGGGATTAGAACGTGATGGATTTAGGGTTCAATACGATTCTAACACAAATAGCACCAAAATTTATGTATATTCACTAGCAGATGGTGAGAAATTAACAGTAATACGTAAGCAAGGACAACTTTGGAACGATATAGTAGACAGTACAAGCACTAAGAGTTTGGGTAGATCGGAGAATCCTATCGCTCAGTTCATTCGTGCAAAGGAAGTGAAATTGCCAAACTAATAAATACAATGTAGGAAAGATAAAATGACAGACAACATATTTGACAAATCCGGATTTAGTGTTCAAGGACATATACACATCTTTGATCCTTCTACGGGTGAAACTATTATTAATAAACGCAACGCAATACACTATGAAAACATGAGTATTGCTTTAGCAGAATCACTATCTAATGCTGGACAAGGATTTGTTTACCAAATGGCATTTGGAAATGGTGGTACTAGTGTTGATCCTACAGGCATTATTACATACCTTACTCCAAATAGCACAGGTGTAAACGCAAGTCTTTACAATCAGACATTTATTAAAGTTGTTGATGATCAGAGTGCAAACAACACTGATCCAAATAGAAACAAAATTGAAACAAGACACGTAACAGGAACAAATTACACTGACATATTAGTCAGCACAATATTAGATTATGGTGAACCTTCAGGACAAGACGCAAATGATACTGCACAAAACACTGCAAGTAATTTTGTATTTGACGAATTAGGACTTGTAAGTTATTCACCAGCAGGAACAGGAAAACTTTTAACACACGTTATATTCCATCCTGTACAAAAAAGTTTGAATAGACTAATACAAATAGATTATACATTAAGAGTTCAAAGTTTAACTGGATTTAACGAGGGGTAATAGATGGCATATACCATAAATTATACTGACTCCAACAAAGGTAGTATAGTAATCGAAGACTCTACTATTGATACAACAACCAGTTTAAGCATTCCTGGTAAAAACACAACGGAGTATGGTACACAAATAGGACAAAACTTTTTGCGTATGTTGGAAAACTTTGCAAATAGTTCTGCTCCGTCTAATCCAATTGAAGGTCAGTTATGGTATGACAGTACAGCAGGCACAGATTTATTAAAAGTTTATGATGGAACCACTTGGCAAGAAGCAGGAGGTATTAAACGTGCCTCAAGTGCACCAAGTGTAAGTAACAGTAACACTGGAGACCTTTGGGTTGATACAGATAACCAACAACTATATTTGTTTACAGGTTCAGGTTGGGTATTAGTAGGTCCAGAGTTCAGTGAAGGTTTAGCCGCAGGTATCAAACCGGAAGTTGTTATAGGTAACGATAATGTAAATTACACAATTCTTAAAATGGAATCAGGCGGTAACCTAATAGGAATTATAAGTGCTAATCAGTTTTCACCAAAACAAAAATTTGCAGGGTTTGAGAATCCTATTAAAACAGGTATTAACTTATCAAACTTAAATTTAAATAGTCAAGGTACACCAAAGTTTTACGGAACAGCAGACGCGGCTGATAATTTAATGGTAGGAACTACAAAGGTAAGTTCCGCAAGTTTTGTAAGAGCAGACCAAGAGTCAACTTCTTCAAGTAAACTTAACATAGCAAACAATTCAGGTATAGTTGTAGGTAATGATGCAAAATTAAGTATAGGAATTGAAGCAACCGCTGGTGTTATTTCACAACAAACAGCAGGATCACCAATAGACTTTAAAACAAATGACACAGGTAACATTGCAACAAGAGTTAGAATTGATTCAACAGGAAACTTAGGTTTAGGTACAATAAGTCCGGCGGCGAAACTTGATATAGCCGGCGACTTAAGAACTTCTGGCATTTATTCCAATACAAATGTTACAAATTCTTCAAACACTGGCACAGGATCAATAGTAACCGCTGGTGGTTTAGGAATAGCAAGAAATGCCTTTATTGGAGAAAGTTTAAATGTTGCTGGTGCGATTACAACTGGCGATATTGTTCCACAGGTCAACAACAATAAAAACATTGGATCATCAACTAACAAATTTGCAAGTGTTCACGCAACAAGTATAGTTGGTAACGTGACTGGAAATGTAACAGGAACAATAACAGGAAGATCAGGTTCAACAGATAAACTTGCAAGTAGAACAACATTTAAAGTTCAAGGTGATGTTAGTGCGGCAGATGTTCAATTCGATGGACAATTTACTGACACAGGTGAAACAACTTTACAGAAAGTATTTCAAACAAGTATTGATCCTGCTTTTATTTCAAACAAAACAGCAGTTGATGTATCACAGTTTGATGATGAGTTTCTAGTAACAAGAGTTACAGATTTAGATGGCAATGGTACTGGTGTAAGAAAAATTTCAAGAAACAATTTGTTTAATGCATTACCAGTAAATCCATTAGGAATGGTTGTACCATATGCAGTGCCGGCCGCAAATATTCCGGCAGATTTAACTGCTTGGCAATTATGTGATGGTAGAGAATTATTTATTTCATCATTTGGACAACTATTTCAATTAATAGGTTACACTTACAAAGCACAAAGTGAAACTACTGCTGGTAAATTTGCATTACCAGATCTAAGAGGTAGATTTCCATTAGGTAAAGATAACATGGGTGGTACAAGTGCAAATAGAGTAACAGGTACTTCAGCAGATCAAGAAGGTTTATTTGCAGGTGGTGAAACTAAAGTTATTGGAATACAAAACTTACCAGATCATGAACACGATTTAAAATCAGAAGAAAACTATCAGTTCTATGCTATAAGAGATGGTAATCCAGCCAACTCAATAGGACAAGGATCTTCAGTAATAGTATTTGATGCTCCAACAGGAACAAGTGCAGGCCAGGCTTATCCAAAGTCAGGAGGATTAGTTTCATCAACAGCAGTAGGACAACCACAAGATGTTATGAATCCATATTTAACTATGAATTATTTAATGTACACTGGTAATCCAGAAGGGTCAGGGGCAGTTTAATGGCATATCAAATTAATAAAACAGATGGAACATTATTAGTACAACTTGTAGATGGAAGTATTGATACTGCAACAACTGACATTTCATTAATCGGAAGAAACTATTCAGGGTTTGGTGAAAGCATTAATGAAAATTTTGTTAAGATGCTTGAAAACTTTGCCAATACTGCGGCTCCAAGCAACCCACTTACTGGACAACTATGGTGGGATAAATCAGAAGCAAGATTAAAAGTTTGGAATGGCACACAATTTACTAGTGCTGGCGGACCTATTGTAAGTTCATCACAACCTACAATGGTAGCAGGCGACCTTTGGATAGATAATTTAAACAATCAACTATATTTTTATGATGGTTCTGATTTAGAATTGGCAGGACCTCTTTATTCAAGCACTCAAAAAAGATCAGGATTTAAAGTTGAGACATTACAGGATTCACAAAACTTAGATAGAGTAGTAATTAAGTTTTTCCTAGGCGGAACGTTAGTAGGTGTCTATAACAATGTAGCATTTACTCCAAGAGCAGGAAGTGAAATTACAGGACTTACAGGTGTTCTACAAAAAGGATTTACATTAGTTGAAAGTGATTTCAAAGTACATGGAACAGCAACAGCGGCAGATACAATTATTAATGCACAAGGCGTTAAGAAAAATGCAAGTCAGTTTATGCCTACTGACGCTGATGCAGTATCAAATGGTTCAATTACAACTATTAACAACTCCGGCGTAATTGTTGGTCCTGAAAACAATATACAAATATTAATTGATGCAAATCAATCAGTGATACAAAACAATGTTTCTAACAGAGATATTTTTGTTAAGACAAGAACCACATCAGGATTTGTAAATGCATTGCATATCGATTCAAGTGAATCTAAAATAGGTATATTTAAAACAAATCCGGTAGCAACTTTAGATATCAACGGTAGCACAAGAATAAGTGGCGACCTCACTGTATTAGGTAACACAATATCAGTTGAATCACAAACTTTAAAAATTGTAGATAAAAATATTGAACTTGCTTTAGGCTCAGACAGTACACTACTTACAGATTCACAGGTAGACGATGGTGGTATATTAATTAGAGCAACACCTGATGATAAAGAATTTTTATGGAAAAATGCAACAAACAGTTGGACAGCAAACGTAAATTTTGACTCTACAAAAGGTTATAAGTTTAACGGTAATGAAATGATAACACAGGTTGGATCAACTCCAACTATGAAACATATTCAATCAGCACCAGACCTTACAAATGTTGGAACACTTACAAGTTTAGTTGTTGATAACACAACTATTGATGGCACAACAATTTCTACAGGAAGCGGCAATCCATTATCATTTACAAGTGATGGTCCTATTACAATTACTAATAGTCAAACTATCAGAGGTTTACCTACTCCTTCACAGTCAACAGATGCCGCAAGTAAAAGTTATGTTGATGATACTGTAAACGGAGAAAGGGTTTCATTTAGTATAGACATTACTGGATTAACAGATGCACAGATATTATTAGTGGTAGAAGACATTGCTCCTGCAAGTACTAAAAAAGAAGGTACACAGGCTTACTTGCATTGTACAAGTACTACTGGTGCAACTGCAACATTCTCAGCATCTACACTTAATAATGCATTAAGTAAAACTACAACATCAGTAGATAAAACAATAACAGCATCACCACAAACTGTGGTAAGTGTTGTAAAACAAGCAAATACAAGATTAACACTTGGCGGAACACACGGATATGAGGGCGGTCAATCAGTAACAATTAGTGGTGCCACTGGTTTAACTGCTTTAAATGGCACACATACTATTTCAAATATTATAGACGCACAAACAATAGAAATTAACTTAAATACTGCTTCGGACGGTAACACTTATACTGGAAGTTCAGCAACTATTGAAAGGGTGCCTGTAACAGGAAATGAGAACCAATCAGTTGTATCAGACTTTACATTTAGTCAAGCAGTTGGTAGTGTTGTGCTTACTTTGGCAAGATCTGTTAAAATATGTACAATTTCCGGCGGTGTTTGGACTGGACCCGTAAATGGTAGTTCTAGTGTTTAAAGATAAATACATACAATAGAGGGGTTATAACTATGGCATACATAATTAATAAAACTAACGGTACGCAGATAGCAGTAGTAGAAGACGGTACTATCGATCAAACTACTGATCTGAAACTTGTTGGTAAAAATTATGCTGGTTATGGAGAGATACAAAACGAAAATTTCGTGCATTTGCTTGAAAATTTCGCTAGTGCAAACCAGCCGGCTAAAGCAATCGCCGGTCAAATGTGGTTTGACAGCGGTTCAAGTAAATTAAAATTTTACGATGGTACAAAATTTAGAACAACAGGTGGTGCAGAAGTAAGCACATCTCAACCTTCAGGACTAACAACTGGTGATTTTTGGTGGGATACTAGCAACAATCAACTATACGCAAACACTGGATCAGGGTTTGTTTTAATTGGTCCACAATCACAAGGTTCTTCAGTTACACAGATGTTAACTGCAACTGTACGTGACAACGCACAGGTAAACAGAACAGTGATGAAAGGTATCATCAATGACGAAACAGTATTCATAGTAAGTGCAGTAGAATTTACAATCGATTCAACAGACTCCAATAATGCCATAACAGGTTTCGATGTAGTACGTGCAGGACTTACTTTAAAAAATACTACAAACGCAACAAACGGTGTGACTTCAACAGCACACAGATATTATGGTACAGCATCTAACTCAGATAGATTAGGTGGAAATTTAGCAAGTGAATATGTAAGATCAGTAGCAGGCCAGGCGTCAGTGTTTAGTGAAATTGCAAGATTTTCAGATGCAGGTTTTACTGTAGGTGCGTCAAACGATTTAATTGTTAAAATAGAAAATGATAACCAAGGCGTTATTCAAAATGACGTAGGTACAATAATTAAATTTAAAGTTGATAATACAAGTGCTCAAGTTAAAGAGCCATTAAACATCACAGCAGACGGTATCCTTCCAAGTGCTTCAGCAACGTTCAACGTTGGTTCAAGTGCATTAAAATGGAATATAATGTATGCTAATGAGTTTAATGGTAAAGCAACAGTGGCATCATCTATGGAAGTTCCAGTAGGTAGCGGTACAGCAAACAGAACAGCATCTACGGCGGCTTCAAATGATACCGTAGCAGTAAGAGATGGTAGTGGTGATATATTTGCAACTAACTTCCAAGGTACTGCTCTAAAGGCAAACTATGCTGACTTGGCAGAAAAATATGTAACGGATACACAATATCCAGTAGGAACAATTATGACAGTTGGCGGAGATAATGAAATGACTGCGTGTGCAATGACAGAAACACCATGCGGTATTATTTCTAACAAGCCAGGTGTTATTTTAAATTCAGATGCTGATGGACAAGCAATAGCATTAGTAGGTAGAACACCATTAAGAGTTATGGGACCAATTGAAAAAGGTGACAAACTTTATGTTGGTGCTAATGGTACTGCCCAAAAGGCTAACGAAGGTGACTTGGTTGGTATTGCTTTAGAATCAAATGAAAGATTCGAAGAAAAATTAGTTGAAGTTTTTATAAAAATATAAGGAAGTAAAGTAAATGGCATTAATCACAGCCTCAAGATATAACACACTACAAAGTTCAGTAGCAGGTATCATGGGAAACGGTTCAGGCGATTCAGGTTATGGCCAATCATTAGCAAGTAGCCAAGTTGCACAAGGAACAGTTATCCAAGCATCGCACATGGCTGATCTCTATACAGATATGATAAAAGCACGTAGACACCAAACAGGTACTACGCCAAATACATTATCTAGCATTTCAGTTGGTGATTTAATAAAAGAAACAGACACTTCAGGTGGTAAAGGTATTGTACAATATGAAGCACTTGCGGTTTCCGTTAACACTGATAAATTAAGCATTTACACAGGCGACACTAGCCAATCAGATCAAACTCCTTTAGTAAGTAGCACAAGAACAAATACTTGGAATGGTACTATCACACACGAATTTACAGCAACATTTACAAGTGCAGATGCACGTAGACACTTTTTTAATGCAGGTGGAAAATTGCTGTTTACAGCAGACATTACTAATGGTAGTGGTGCAAAGTACAATGACTGGAACACTTTATTAAGTGCAATGGGAACTGTAAGTTTTGCCGCTCATGCCACAAGTTCAGCGGGAAGTGTACCAGGCACAGGTTCTTCAATTGGTAATTATGAACTAACAGGATCATACCAAAAGGTTTTCCAAAAAGATGGTAGTGGTGTTTATGCTGAAAACGATTACAATATTCATGTAAAAGAAAACAACACAGCGGCTATCCAAGTTAGAATCGAATTCAGAGATGATGACGCAGGTGATGACACAAACAATGATGGTGCAAATGATCCACAAGATGAGGATATAGTTGGAGATGTACAATCATCAGTGGTGTCTTTAAAACCACATGGTAGTGACGTTGCAGTTGCGGCACCAATTGGTGCAAACACAACCACTCTTCAATAGACCCCCCAAATTTCTACTTAAATACTAGTGAGGAATCACTATGGATGAAAAATTACAAAAAGCATTAGACTTTGCCAATTTCAGTACTACTTTAAACAACCAAAAGAAAATGGCAAAAGAACGTTTCGCTGAACAAACAATATATTTTACCAAAGGCGGACAGTTTACCATTACAAAAGAATTAATAAATTATTGTCAAACATTAATTGATAATAAACAAACGTCTTTCATCTTTATAGATGATAACGATGTTCCTATTGAAATAGAATACGTAGATGACTTTAGAGAACAAATTTTAAACAAGTATTTCAATGCACTTAACGAGTACCTAGCAGAATATAATAAAATAACAAGTAAAAGATCAATACCGGATATTGTAGATGAACCAGAAACAGAAGCATAAAGACTTCCCAGGAAATTTAATTAAAATAAAGTTAATAGAGGATGAAATAGAATACGCCAAAAGTCAACTTCAGCAACACAATACCGGACACATCCATACTGCCATTGGTTGGATGGAGCATAGACTTAATCAACTTAAAGGCATAGAGGATGATGAGTAAAGGTGTATTACTATTTGCAAATAATAACAGTCAAGTTGATTATATCAAGCAGGCTTGTTTTCTAGCAAAACAAATTAAAAAACATTTGAAGGTTCCCGTATCTCTTGTGACAAGTGATAGAAAACGTGTAACGGATTTTTATCCTTATGAATTATTTGATAAAATTATAGAGCAACGTAGCAAAAATAAATTTAGTAAACGTTATAATGATGGAGCATTAAGCCATAAGAAACTAGAATTCAATAATGACTTACGTCCTTTAGCATATCAACTTACACCTTATGAAACAACTTTGATATTAGACACAGATTATATAATTTGTAATGATTTATTCAAAGGTGTGTTTAACACAACAAAAGATATCTTGCTTTATAAGGATAGTACAGATATAACTTTACATAGAAAGTTTACTGAATTTAAAAGAATAAGCGATACAAGTATAGATTTTTATTGGGCAACTTGCGTGGTGTTTAAGAAAACAGAATTTACTAAAATGTTTTTTGAACTAATAGAACATATAAGACAGGAATGGAATCATTATGCAAACTTGTATCAACTGAATACTAGGATATATAGAAATGATTATAGTTTTAGCATTGCAGTAGATATGCTAAAGTCAGAAAAAATAGGACTTATGCCAGGAACAATGTTATATTCAACAGACAAAGATGTTTTATTTAAAATGGAAGATGATACATTAAAGTTTTTAGTTGAGAAGAAAGATAGACTAGGGCAATACACCGCAGTCTATACCCACAAACAAAATGTTCATGTGATGAATAAATTTAGTTTGAATAGAATGATTGGAGATATGTAATGGAAATTTTATGGGTACTATATTTAACAGTATGTGGAAACTTTAATTGTATGACACAAGAAGTTCAGAGATTTGAAAACCAAGCAAAGTGTGTGGCGTCACAAGCCATGCATGAAATGATTCCAGTGGATGGAAATTTTAAAAAAGTAAGTTATAGATGTAGACCAAAGGATAGCATTGATGTCTAATTTTACTTTCTTAGCACAGAATAACGAAAAGGACAATTATGTAAAACAAGCCTGCCTACTTGCTATGAGTATTCGTGCAACTAATAGAACTAGTAAAATATGCTTAATTACTAACGACAAGGTTCCAACACAATATGATCATTTGTTTAATGATGTTGTGCCTATACCATTTCAAGATACAGCAAAGCATGATAAATGGAAAGTACAAAATAGATGGAAAATATATCATGCAACACCATATGAAGAAACATTTGTTATGGATACAGATATGCTTGTATTACAGGATCTTTCAAATTGGTGGAATCTTATGCAAAATTACGAAGTGTTCTTAACCACAAAACCAAAGACCTATAGACAAGAAAATATTATTGATAGTTATTATAGACCTAGTTATGTTGCAAATGAACTACCTAATATCTATTGTGCAATACATTATTTTAAAAAAAGTAATTTTGCGAAACAGTTTTACACTTGGTTAGAACTGGTAATGAAAAACTATGAAAAATTTTATAAACTATACAGTCCTAAAAGACAACAAAGTTTTTTGAGTGTTGATACAAGTATGGCAATAGTTGTAAAGATGTTAGGCATTGAAGAGCAAGTAACAAATAAAAAAATAGACTTTCCTAACTTCGTACATATGAAACCTTACATACAAAATTGGAATCAACCAACAGATGATTGGACTAAACGTGTAGGAGCATACATGGATAAAAAATTAAATTTAAGAATTGGAAACACATTACAACAAGGAGTGTTTCATTACACAAAAAATAGTTTTGCTGAATCATATATTTTTGATCAATACAAGGAATATCATGGAATTGTTTGATTTTAAACCTGTAGAAATAAAGCCAACTTACGTTATCTTTGACCCAGAGTCTGGAGAAATAAAAAGGCTTACGGGTGATAAACAAAACAAAAATTGTTTAGAAATTACTAATGACAAGTATAAAGAACTTACAGCAAATAGTATTACAAAATATAGAATAGAATTTAATCCAGCAACAACAGTTTATGAGATTGTAGATAAAAATAAAAATGACAACAGCGAACTTTTAGTTGATAATTTATTGCATCTAGTTGAGGAAACAAAAGAAGAAACAGATATAATACTTGTTAAAGATTACAAAGAAGAAAAATGGAAATTAAAGTTTGGAAAAACTTTTGGTTTACAATTAAAAGAAAAAAACGTACAATTAAAGATTATAAAGCATTTTAGTATAACGCAAGAAAACGACCCCCATGTGTTATATAGAAGTTTAGAATTTAATCTGGATGGTGGCAAATATCAAGTTAATTTTGATAGTTTAGACAAAGCAAACAAATTTTATTCTATATATACATACAAGAGGTTTAATAGTTATGGACATCAAATCGTGCAAAATTAAAGATGTAGATATAATTTTCTTAAGTTATGACGAACCTAACGCAGAAGAAAACTGGACTGATCTAAAAAATAAAATACCTTGGGCCAAAAGGGTTCATGGTGTAGAAGGATCTGATGCGGCACACAAAGCCTGTGCAGATTTATCGGAGACTAAACATTTTGTAACTGTTGACGGTGATACTGTTGTTGATCCTAAATTTATGCACGTTGAATTAGACTATGAAAAGTTAGGTGTAGACGATGATTATCAGTTTAGTTGGTGTGGCAAAGTAAACATTAACGGACTTATGTATGGCAATGGTAGTCTAAAAATGTGGACCAAAGACTTTGTGCAAAATATGAAGACCCATGAAAACACAGACGGCAATGATGATACCCAAATAGAGTTTTGTTATTTTGACAACTACTATCAACTAAATGAAAACTTTTCTACAAGTATAATTAATTCTACTCCGGCCCAGGCATGGCGAGCAGGATTCCGTGAAGGTGTAAAAATGTCATTGAATAGAGGTGCTCCTGTTAAAAATCTAAAAGAGATATGGTGGCAAAATTATCATAGATTATTAATCTGGATGAATGTTGGTGCGGATGTTAAAAATGGATTGTATTGTTTGTTAGGTGCAAGAGAAGGTTGTTATAAAACTATGTGTACCAAATGGGATCATACACAAACACGAGACTTTGAATATCTAAATACTTTGTGGAAAGAAAACAATTATGGTGAGCACAATGTTGTTGATGCTGTGGAAAACATTGGCACTTTAATTAGAAATGAATTAACAATACCAGTATCAGTATATCCGCTCGATAACGAGCAAAGTGAATTCTTTAAAACTGTTTACTTAAACAGTGATAGAGTAATCCGTAATAAATGAGCGAACTAAACAAAATAAAACAAATTATGCCGGAGATAGATAAAATATCTCCTACCTTTTGTTTGGCCAAATGGCATCATGTTACAATTTATCTACAAACAGGCGAAACGCATAGTTGTTATCATCCTGCTCCGCATAAAATTCCGTTAGAAGAATTGAAAAACAATCCAAGTGCATTACATAACACTAATGAAAAGAAACTAGAACGTAAAATGATGCTTGAAGGTCAGCAACCATCAGGTTGTCAGTATTGTTGGAATATAGAATGTATGGGTAAGGATTATGTTAGTGATAGGCATATCAAAAGTAGTAGCATACATACGCCAGAAAGGATTGAAGAAATAAAAAGCAATCCATGGGACTATAATATAAATCCAGAATACATTGAAATAAATTTTAGCAATGAATGTAATTTTAAATGTGGATATTGCCATCCTAAATTTAGTACACGTTATTACAATGAAATAAAACAACATGGTCCTTACAAAAATGTTACTGCACATAGTAATAATATTGATTGGTTTGAATTATATGAAGAAGATAACAATCCTTATTTAGAGGCTTGGTGGAAATGGTGGCCTGAAGTAAGTAAGACATTGAACATATTAAGAGTCACAGGTGGTGAACCTTTAATGCATAAAAGCACTTGGCGTTTGTTTGAGGAACTTAAAAACAATCCTAAACCTCATTTAAACATAGAACTTAATAGTAACATGGGTGTAAAAGAAAAACTTGTTAAAAAATTAGTTGCAACATTAAAAGAATTAAAAGAAACAAATGCTATTAATAGTTTTAAACTTTATACAAGCATAGATACTTGGGGTCCAAGGGCAAGTTATACAAGGACAGGATTAGATATTGGTGTATGGGAAAGTAATTTAGATTATTATCTTACACAAACCGGTTGGCCAGTAACTTTTATGATTACATTTAACCTGTTTGCAGTTACAAGTTTTAACAAACTTTTAGAAAAGATACTAGAGTGGAGACACAAATACAATCACAATGAACAAAGCAAATGGCAACGTATTAGGTTTGATACACCTTACTTGCGTGATCCTATACAATTCGATATGAATATACTTCCCAAAGAAAAGTTTATGCCATACATGAAAAAACATTTACAATTTATGCATGATTATCAAGATGATACTGACAGAACAAAATTTAGTTCATTAGAAGTTGAAAAATTTAGACGTGTAGTTGATTACATGGAGAAAACCATATATGATAAAGAGAAATTGTTAAAAGGTAGAAAGAACTTTTACAACTTTTTTACTCAATATGATTCAAGACGTGATATAAAATTAACCGAAGTGTTTCCTGAATTAGAAAATTTTTATATGAGTTGTGCTACTCAAGAATAGTAACATCATTAAAAAATCTTGTGGACAGTTTTTGATTACGTTTTAAAAATTTACTCATCTCATTTAACATAATACATAAGTCATCTTGTTCTTTGTTGTTAATTGCATCAATGATTTCTAATATTTTCATCATTCTTTTAGTATGATCCTCAATAGTATCATAACTTTCGTCAATCCATTTGTCCCAAGTTACAAAGCCAAGTTTTTTCAAGTACTCTAAACTGTATGGAGGACCAACAATAATAAAAGGTCTTTGAAACCACATGGCAGTAAATACTTTTTCACTTAGATTAGCAGTGGGTTGAGCAAATCTTGTTTCATTTACTATACTAATGAAACTGTCATAATACGCATCTTTTAAATTAGCCGATCTTTTATCCTGATCATCTGGCCATTTTGTTCCTAAATGAGGCTCAACATACTTGCTTTCAGTTGGAGCAAGGTCAATTGACATAGGACTTTTTAAATTTAGTTCAGCAAGTCCGTTCATAGTGTTTTTATTATGTATTGACATCCAAAAATCTTTTGTCAAAAATGTATTATCTTGTAAAAGTTTTTTGTCCGCTTTAAATTGCCAACTGTAATGTCCTGGTTTATTATGTAAGTTGCACATAATAATATGTCTGTGTTTAGTATAACGCCAATTTGTGCAAACAAATTTTTTTGTTGGTTTTACTTCATCATTAATTTTAGATCCTGGGAAATAATCTCTTAAAAATATATCTAAACAATATAAATTTAAATCTGGATATTGTTTTTGAAAGTATTTTTTTACTTGATAATCACAAGTGTAAACATTTATGTTGCTTATACCATATTTGTTTTTAAATTTTTGTATGCTATCTAGTTCGTCTGCATAAAGTTGTGGCTGTGTATCATTAAATTCACTGTAAAAATCTCTGTTATGTGGTTTAGTTTTATAACTGGACAATGGTTCATAAATGTAAAAGTCTAATCCTTGTTGATCTAAACGTTTAATCTGCTTACTGTTAAGAAATAAATTTTCTAATTGAGCGATATTGTTTGTCCCAGTAAAAAGAAACAAGGGTTTTGTTTCAGAACGTAAAAAACTTTCATTAAACAACTGTTGAAATCTTGGTATTATCCTATGAGGAGGTTTGGTTGCTGGAAAGTTTTTGTAATATAAACCTTGTGCAAAGTCCATTACTTCTCTCTCCGTATAGCATCTGCCATTCTATGATTTTCTTGTGCATGACCTCTTTCATCTTCACGCACTGCTATTACAACATCTCTAAGTTTAGCACCTGGACGTAAGTTATAATAATTTTTTGCAATATCAGGTGCATCAATATTTTCTATTTTGCCTAATTCAATCGCTTTAAGATAAGATGTATAACTTATTACTGCCTGTTCCTCAAAGTAACCAACCATTCTATGAGCAACCTTAGGAAAGAAAATATAAAGTATCAAATAAAAATGCCAAAATAATGCTTGGGCAAGAATTATCATCCAACGTTCAAACCAATTAGGCTTTGCAATCTCGATGAATATCATTAGATGCATACGTTCATTCTCTGCTTCAGCCAATAATGTTCTAATCCAACCCCTATCATCTGGTTTCATTTTTCTTAGGCTACGCAAATGGCTCCACATACCTGCAACCATGCCAGGAACTCCAGCAACAGTTTCTAATACAACTGCTCTGTGTCCGTAACGTTTAGCAAAGAAAGTATCTGCTATCCAACGTAAACGCATCGTAAAAAACAATGCACATCTGTCACCAAAGTCTTTAGGTCGTGTGTGTTTCATTATTTTATTCCAGTCACTTGTAAGATATATCTATCGTCATTTCCAAGGTTAGCCGCCATATGCTCCACACCTTTACCCCAACCAAAGTAACTACCGGCCGGTCCTACACATATATTATCTTTAATCCATAACTGATGTCCTGCTTTTTGGTCATGTAGGAAAACAATAATTCGTACAATCTCATCTTGCTCAGTTATGTTATTTCTAGTTTTGTATGTTTGGTATTTGTCTGTATGATAAGGTAAAATTTGTCCTGGAGTAAGTTTGTTAACTGCCACAACAACCTTTTTTAGATTAAATTCTTTTACTGCATCTTGAAACACTGTAGGTAAATTTTCGAAACACATATACACACCAACATTATAATTGTTTGTATCTACTGTTGCGTTGAATTTTTCTTCATGTACTTCATTTGTTACCCATGGCAAATCTTTATAATCTGCTTCTGTCCATGTTACAGCAATTTGTCCTTTGATCATTTTATAAAACCTGATACCTGCAATGTATATTTGTTTTCCATACCTGCATTAGCACCAAGATGTAAAATGTCCTCGTCCCAGATATATCCATCACCGGCTAACCAGTGTGTGAATACAGCATCATCATGTTGTACAAAATGTCCTACTTTCCAATCTTCTAACATTATTAATGCTCTTACAGGTTGGGATCTTTTAGGAAATTTCTTTTTCAATAAAAAGAATGTGTCTCTGTGCCATGGCACTACTTGTCCAGGCGGTTGTTTAATACTGCTAATAGTAACGGCATCCATGCCTAAAAGGTTGCCTATTTCAGCAAAGTCTAGTTCATCATCATTCCACCAACGTTGGTGTATTTTAGTATTACCCATTGTATAAGTTTCTGGAAATCCTCCATACTTTTCGTGTATGTCTGTAAGTTCATGTACTTGATGCTTAATACATGATGACTCATCAGGATATTTACAGTCTACAAACTTTGTACAATCGTAATCAAATTTTACTTTCTGGTTATACATTAGCCTTCCTTTCTAAGTCAAGTGTCACACAATGGAAAGTTCCACCAAGTGTACGACTATGACGCATGGGTAACATGGCACACTCTATACCATGTTTCTCTAATTCAATTCTAGTTGGTTCTTGTTGTTCTTCAAGCACAACTAACTTTGTATTTACACTTAAAAGATTCATATTAATCCAAGTGCTGGAATTACAATATCTAGGATAATGTCCTATATCAACTGGTTCAGGACACCATACAATATCCCAGTTTTTAAATGGTCCTGGTAAATCATCTTTGGTTTTAATTCTACTTGGATTTGCAAGTAATAACCCTTCTTTTAAAAAAGCAACAGTGCTATCTAGGTGCATAAAACTATATACGTTTTCTAACTTATGTACTTTTGCCTTATCTCCTAATGCTCCTTGTAGCAATGCACTACCTAATCTATTTGCACTATTGCTTACAAGATACAACACATCTTCGTTTGCTCTTAATATATTAGCGGCATCAAAGGCTGGTTCAAATTCAGTAAGTGCAAGTACATCTTTGTTTCCTATACAATCTGTGTTATACAATGCACTTTCGTGATAGCAACGTATGTTGACAGGATTTGTAAGGTGATGCTCAAATGCTCTCCATTCTCCACGTCTTGCACGTATAGGCATAGGAGTTGCCATTTGTAAATCGCCATAAACAAATACACTGTCTCTTGGACAATAGTTGTAATACTTACATTCTGTTTTGTCAGGACGTAAAACTTCAACATTTTCTTTTTGTAAAAATTTACAAAGTATATCTAAGTCTTCATTTGTTTCATCGATAACTCTTTGTGGATATGGGCCTTTAATTATTTCAGTTTCATCTAACTTGTCTGCATAATTTACGCAACGCAAACTTATATCAATATCAGGAATCTTCGCATGGTCGGCTACGCCAACAATTACTTTTTTAAGTTGATCCCATTCGTTATAAGACATTGCGAAATACCTCCATCTCGGGCAAGTAAGGATAGTCGTTACTTGTCCAAACTTTGTTTGGTACAGCAGTCTTAATTTTTTCAATGCCTAATTGAGCAGTTTCAGGAGTCATATAATAATGGTATCCTATTGTTTTAATGTTTTGTTCTGCCCACGGTCTACTATCATCTCTTCCATCGTACGCCATAGTTTTAAGTTTTATGTATTCTTCTTCATTAGGACATAATATAGCACCACCTCTTCCTAAACTTAACATTTTTTTGTGTTGGAAACTTAAACACATCAATTGACCATTTATGTAAGTTTTAGGAGTAAACAAAACTGCCGCATCAACAATTCTTGTCCCTCCAAAGAAGTAATACTCTTTCCATTCAACGTTAATGAATGTCCAAGGTATATCCAATTTCATTAGTGTAAATGGCACACTAATATATGTTCTTGTAGGCAAAGTTACTTTTGGTTGCGTAATATTATTATGTTCTCTATCATATCTGAATGATAATTCTAATGCGTGGGTGCAACTATCTGTTGCTACGGCAAAAGGTGCATTATAATACTCTGCAATACGTTTTTCAAACTCTTTCACTACTTCGAACATAAAGATATTTATAATGTGCGTATATAAATATATGTGTGAGTGAGAGTTTATATAATATCAAAATGTGGTCTGACGACTGGTCTCCTAGCCATTTTATGGAGATGATTGAGCAGTTGCGTGGTTGTCATATAAGAGTCCTTGGTGCAGAAGAAATGGAACTTATGGGGTTTGACCAAAAGAAAGATATCAAACGTATCAGTCGTGCTTTAAAAAGAAGCAGTAATAGATGTACATTTGTTTCAGGAGGTTGGCCTGATAGTAAAATTAATTGGCCAGCATATAGCAAAGTAGAATATTGGCCTACGTTTTGGATGTCTCATACTGTAAAAAGTTGTACAGACGCAAACTTCACAGTAAGTAACAACAATTTTGAATATCTTTTTATTGCATTAAATCATCGTCCTTGGGAACATAGATGTAGGATGATGGATAATCTTGCTAAAGATGGAATATTAAGTATGGGTGCATATACTTGGAACAAGTTAGAACCAGATTATAATTTTAAACATTGGAAACAACAGGTATCAATTCTTGATAATTTTAAGGATAAACTTGATCACTTTAATAATATGCCCAAGGAATACAGCCTAAGTTTTATAGAACTTGTAAATGAATCTAGTGTAGACAATATTTTTATTACAGAAAAAACTGCAAAGCCTTTATTTTACAAAAAACCTTTTATTATACATGGTGCCAAAGGAATTCACAGAGTACTACAAAGGCTAGGTTTTAAATTATATGATGAACTTTTTGATTATACATTTGACAATGAATGGTATAATAAAACCAGAGCCAGCAAGATAGTAAAAGAAATTAGGAAAAATGTTGCTACATCAAAAAAATATTTAGAAATGTATAAGTCATTAGAATATAAATTAGAATTCAATCATCAAAGATTGTTAGAAATATCTAAAGATGAAAATTACATACCAGATACAATAAAAGAACTAGGAGGTTATGAAAATGTTATATCTTAGGAAAGACAAACCTCTTTTAGTTTCAAACTATGTAGGAAAAGAATTGGATTGGTATCAAGGTGATGATATTACAAATTACAAACAAAGAAATAATCCAAAATGGAATTATTATGATAGCAAAGGAAAGTTAAAATATAAATTCAACAGTTTAGGATATAGAACAAAAGAATTTAACAATTTACATATGGATCCTTATATGTTAGTGTTTGGTTGTAGTTATACAGAAGGCGTAGGACTATATGACAAGGAAATTTGGTGTAGCCACTTGGCAGAGTATTTAGGTTTAGACTTACGTAATCTTGCTAAAGCAGGCACTGGTCCAGACATTATAAACTTTAACACACAACTTTTTAAAAGATCAGGATTTGTAAAACCTAAACTAGTTGTGATACAATGGCCACAAATAAACAGAAAAAGTTTTGGCTTTAAAGACGAACACGGTCAAGGAATAAGGTTAGAAGATAGGAATGTAAACAAAGAAGAAACAACAAATTCAATGGGCATGAGAGATACAGAATGGTATTTGAATAGGTATGTGCAAGAAACAGGAGAACTTGTTGTGCAGTCTATGAAGGATCTTTTTAGTGTGGATAATTTATGGTCAGCACTAGGAGTGCCTGTATTTCATTGGACTTGGGAAGGTGACTTTACAACCGACTACGGCACAAGAAAAATTTTTAAAGTAGTAAACACACATAAAGATTCAGCAAGAGATATGCAACATGATGGACCTAAGATTCATTATGATGCATTTGAACAATTTAAAGACAAAGTAAAATGTTTGATATAATTTTTATAAGTTATCAAGAGCCTAATGCAGAAGCAAATTGGAAAGCATTAAAGGAACGTTTCCCAATGGCAAAACGTGTACATGGTGTAAAAGGAATACATCAAGCACACATAGAGGCGGCAAACAAATCATTTACTAAAATGTTTTATGCAGTAGACGGTGATGCAGAAATAGTAGATGATTTTAACTTTGATCACAAGGTTTCCGAGTGGGACTTAGATTGCGTCCATGTATGGCGTAGTAGAAATCCTATAAACAACTTGGAATACGGGTACGGCGGCGTAAAACTATTACCTAAGACTCTCACACAAAAGGTTGACGTCACCGTGCCCGACATGACTACAAGCATCAGCAAAAAATTCAAGCCGATGCCTGTGGTCAGCAACATAACAAGATTTGACACAGATCCTTTTAATACTTGGAAGAGTGCTTTTAGGGAATGTGTCAAACTTGCAAGTAAAACAATTGATAGACAAGAAGAAGGAGAAACAAATGAAAGACTTAAAACTTGGACAACCGTGGGACACGATAGACCTATGGGCAAATACGCTTTGGCAGGCGCTACCGCTGGTATGGAGTTTGGCCTTTCTAGGGGGTCTGATCTTCGGTTAATAAATGATTGGGAATGGTTACATGAGCAGTATGCAAAATATACCGTTTGATAAGATTGTCAAACTAGGTCAAAGGACTATGTTGGAAAACAAATTGTTTTCTGTGTCCTGGATTCTTGGCCGCTTCTGTAACTATAATTGCAGTTATTGTTGGCCGTATGCAAGAAGCAGTAAAGTTGATCATAGACCATTTGAAGTTTATACTAATGCTATTGATGAAATAAAACGTCAAGCAAGAGCAAACGGATTTGATAAGTTTCATTTTAGTTTTAGTGGCGGTGAACCTACTGCGTATAAAAAGTTTATTGACCTTGTTAAACATTACGAAGATTATGAAAGCAAATATTTAAGTATCCATATGACAAGTAATTGTAGTCCTGCTAAACGTTGGTGGACACGTTGGTTAGATGCTACTGACGTAATGGATCGGAGAAGTATTACTGCAAGTTTCCATGCGGAATTTGCCAATGAAAAAGAGTTTGGTGACAAACTTTTATATTTACAGGACAATGATGTCCTTGTAACTATCAATCAGGTAATGGTACCTGAACATTGGGAGGAATATTATGAACGAAGTAAACGATTTAGTGATAGGGGCCTTCATGTTACACTCAAGCCTCAGTCTGATCCTACTGCTAGTTTTGTCGTGGATGGTTATACGAAAATCCAAAAAGAAATACTACAAAACGAAAGTGTACAAGGAGCCTATCAGGTTGCGTTATATGATGATGCGGGAGTAGAGTATTGGATTGATCAAGCAGAAAGATTAAATGCTTTTGGATTTAATAAATTTAAAGGTTGGATGTGTAACAGTGGATATCAAAGTTGTATCATAAGAAGCAATGAAGTAAAACGTTCATATAGTTGCCATGATGAACCTTTAGGCACATTAGACGAAGGATTTAAACTATTTAAAGCACCAATGCCGTGTATTACTCCGTCCTGTGTTAGTAGTGCAGACAGTAAAATACCAAAGGAAAAGAATGTATAATTATAAAGATATAAAATCTATACACTTAGAAGTTACATCTAAATGTCAGGCTAGATGTCCTATGTGTCCTAGAAGACTCCAAGGTGGACCTCTTTTGGATAGTTTATATCTAGAAGAAATTACATTGGACATTTTTAAAGAATGGTTTCCTGTAGAATTTATAAAACAACTTAACCATGTTTATATGTGTGGTAATCTAGGAGACCCTATGATTGCTAAAGATACAAATAAAATATTTAGATATATGCGTGAATTGAATCCTGAAATGAGTTTACAAATGCACACTAACGGCAGTGGACGTACTGACAAGTGGTGGAAGGAGTTGGCAGAACTTAATGTTAAGGTAGTGTTTGGCATAGATGGTTTAGCAGATACACACGCATTGTATAGAATTAACACTGATTGGAATAAAATTATTAAAAATGCAAAAACGTTTATTAAAGCAGGTGGTGATGCAAGATGGGATATGCTTGTATTCAAACACAATGAACAACAAGTAGATAGATGTAAAGAATTAAGTGAAGAATTAGGGTTCAAAGGATTCAGTGTAAAACACACCACAAGATTTAGAGATGGTAAGTTAGATGTAATTGATGATTCATACAATGTTACACATACTTTACTGCCATCAAAGAAAAGTTTAGAAATGATTGCACCAGCAAAAGAAGCCGCAGAAGAATTTTTGCCTAGAATCAATTGTAAAGCAAAACAAGACAATCAAATGTATGTAGGTGCAAATGGAAACATTTCACCATGCTGTTGGTTAGATTTAGATTGGATTCCGCAACACAGTCAAAGTAGAATAGATTATATGACAAAGGTTAATACTATTCCTAATTTACAAAAGCAGTCATTAAAAGAAATATTTGATAGTGGGTTTTTTAATAAGATTAGCAGTTGTTGGACAACAACTGGTCTAAAAGAATGCAGTCGCCAATGCGGCACGTTCGATAAATTAAACGAACAATTCATAGAAAGGACTTAAGATGTTATTTTGGATTGGATTTATGACAATGGTGTTAAATGAAGGCTTTGTAATAATGCGTCATGTACACCCGTGGTTTGCACGTAAAAGAGAAGCACTAATGGCCAAGTATGGAAGTAATTGGAAACGTTTTCATGCTACATTAGATTATGTATGGATAGGTGGAGTTTCAATAGGTATATTAATTGATTTAGAAAACTGGAAATTGTATGCAACAGTTTTATTAGTGTTCTGGAGTTTAGTTGGAATATTTGTTTATCTACCATTATTAATTAAAAAAATAAGGAAAACATGAAACCATTAAGAACGTTATTAGCAATATATGTACTGTTTCTTGTTATAGTGATTATAACATACAAAGATGCAAATGCAATAGAACTATCAAAGTATTACAAAGAACCATTGACAGAAACAGATAAAAAAGGTATAATTGCTTTTAATATGTTACAAACAATAGATATGTTGCAAACTTTAGAAATAGCAAATAACGATGATTACTATGAAAAGAATCCTATACTAGGAAAACATCCAAATGAGTTTCAAGTAATTACTTACTTCATTGTTCGAGGTTTTGCACACTATGAGGCAACAAAGATGATCCCATTGAAATATAGAAACGTTTGGCATACGTATAATATTGTTTACAATTATGATGTTATTAGGGATAATCATAACATAGGAATAAGGATAGAATTTTAATGAACACTATTATAAAATTTTGGAAGGATAGTTATACAAGTCATCCACTTGCATTTTGGTTTGAAATGGTGAGTGCCATCACTGTTATCATAGGAAGTGGAATATTAACATATACAGTACTTGCACCAAGACCAGATTTGTTTATACCTTTTTATTGGGTAGGCAGTACCACTGGGTTCATAGGAGCATATTATAGAATGAGTGCATGGGTAATGGTGTTGACGTTTTGGTTCACGACAATGAATACAATAGCATTGTGGAGATTGTTTGTATGAAGATAGATATACAAGATATTAAGTTTTGGGCCGACGGCATAAGAAACAGTGATGATAGAGATCGTGTACTAGAATGTTTCTGGGGAGGTCAATTAAACAGTAAGGCATGGTTAATAGAACAAGTTGCACATCATTGTAATGTTAAAAATGCAAAACTTGTAGTGTATGGTGGTTGGTATGGCGTATTATCAACAATGTTGTTTAACAGTTCATTGGGTATAAAACATATTACAAGTGTTGACATTGATCCTAAATGTGAAGAAATTGCAAACACAATGAATAAACGTTATGAGATGGAAGGAAGATTCAAGGCAGTCACAGGTGATATGTGTACTCATAAGCCTGATAATGATACTTACATGGTAATTAATACTAGTTGTGAACACATAACACAGGAACAATACAATACTTGGTTATCAAACATACCAAATGATGTTTACGTGGTTTTACAGAGTAATAATTTTAAAGAACATGAAGAACACGTGAATTGTATGAGCGACCTAGGAGAATTTAAACGCAAGTCAAAACTGAAAGTAGACTTGGAAGAAGAATTAGAATTACCTAAATATAAAAGGTTTTTAATTTGCGGAAGGAAAAGATGAAAGTAATTTATGTAAAAGAAGACCACATATCTTGCACAGGCGAGAATGATGATCATCCTAAAGTGTATTATACTTTAAAAAATGGTGAAGCAATATGTGGTTACTGCAACATAAAATTTATATTGAAGAAAGATAATGAGTAAAACATTTTGCCCACTACCCTGGATACATTTAGCCACGCGACCTAACGGTGATGTTAGAGTGTGTTGTACTGCTAATGCCAGTGGTGCAGGTATCACAGATGAGAAAGAAGCAGGACTTGTAAAGGAAGATGGTGTTGCGATGAACTTGCGTGACCATACAATAGAACAAGTGTTTAATAGTAGCCATATGCGTAGAACAAGATTGCAGATGATTGCTGGAGAAGTACCTGCAAGTTGCGTAAAATGTTTTGAAGAAGAAGCCAAAGGTATAGTAAGCAAACGTCAATGGGAAACTAGGGAATGGGCACAACGTCTTGATTTACAAAAACTTGTAAAACAAACAAAAGAAGATGGTACTGCACCTGTTAGTATTCCTTACTTTGATTTGCGTTTAGGTAACCTATGTCAACTTAAATGCGTTATGTGTAGTCCACATGACAGTTCAAGTTGGATTAAGGAGTGGAAACTACAATATCCACAGTACAAGAATGAAGAACTTGTAAGAGACCAAGGTTGGAATGAAGAATTTGATTATACTTGGTACAAGAAAGGATCTTTTATAGATTCAATGAAGCACCAAGCATTCAACATACAAGAACTTTATTTTGCAGGAGGAGAGCCTCTGCTTATACCTGAACATTATAAGATACTAGAGTTTATGGTTGACGAAGGTTATGCACAAGACTGTAACTTAAGATACAATTCTAATGGATTAGAGTTACCAGATAAACTATTTGACCTATGGCAACATTTTAAAGAAGTACGTTTTAATTTTAGCATAGATGCTTATGGTGAACGTAATGAATATATTAGATATCCTAGTAAATGGAAAGACATAGAAAAGAATTTGAAGAGACTTGATGAGAATACTAAAGACAACACAGTGATTAATATCGCCTGTGCGGTTCAATTACTTAATGCAGGATACATAGGAGAACTAGCAGAATGGAAAATGGACCAAGGATTCAGTAAGATTAACCCATCAATGTTTGGTGGTGGCATAATAGGTACGCATTTAGTTTACTTACCATCATACTTAAATGTAAAAGTTTTACCCCATAAAGCAAAACTGTGGGTAAAAGACAAGTTAGAAACTTTTATCGATAGACAAAAGTTTAACTTAGAGTTCAACCAGCACCCTTATGGTGCTCAACGTTGGCATGGACTCATAAAATATATGATGCAAGAGGATTGGAGTAGCAAACTTCCTGCTATGCGTGAATATTTAACTGTAACTGACGAAAGGAGAGGTACAGATTATACTAAAACCTTTAAAGAATTAGGAGAATTAATAAATGAATAAAACTGAACGTGCTTTAATATGGAATACCCTGTGCAATATGGGTGACACCATAAAACTTAAATGGAAAATTAACGAACATGAGGTTCTTGAGCAGTTAGAACAGTTTAAAGACAACTGGTGTCCGTATAATGTAAAAAAAGACGCTAATAATAACCGTTGGGGATTGCCTATTACAAGTCATAGTGGAGATGTAATGGACAATTATCATTTGAATAGTTTTGGTTATATGCAAAAATACCATGACGTAGAAATGAAAGAAGAAAACTTTACAACTCCAACAGAAGTTTATAACAAGATACCTGAATTAGCAAAACTCGTTGATGCTTTTTCACCTGATATAGGTAGGGTACACCTGTTAAGAGTAGATCAAGGTGGATTCTTTCCGCCACACAGAGACTTTCCTGGTGTAGGACCAGAATGGATGCGTCTACTTCTTGTGTTTGGAAAATGTAAACCAGAGAACTTTGTTCATATGCTAGATGGTAAACCAATGTATCCAGATCCTGGTTATCTATATTTTGTTAACTTTCAAAAAGATCATAGTGTGTTTAGTTTCAGTGATGGACTATATGCATTAATACTAACCTGTAAAGTAAATGATAGGGTACATGATCTGATTATTAACAACTCGATGAACTAATGAAGATAAGTTATGCAAATCCCGACAAAGAAAATTGGTTCTTAGTCAGTTGGGCGTTATCAAATAAGTGTAATTACCGTTGCACTTATTGTCCAGACTTTTTGCATAACGGTTCTAGTGGACAACCTAAATGGGAAGTTGTTGAAAATTTTATTAGAAGTTTAAAAATAAAAGATAAAGAAATTTGTTACAGGGTAACAGGAGGTGAACCTACCTTCTGGAAACGTTTTATTGACATGGCTAAACTTGTAAAGGAAGAAGGCCATACATTTAGTTTCATTACCAATGGCAGTCAGAGTGTAGACTATTATAAAAAGATTGATCCTTATACCGACGGAATGATAATAAGTTATCATCATGCTTATGCTGATGTACAAAAATTTATAGATATTGCAAATAATACAAAAATGGAAATTGCAGTAAATTTAATGATGCCTAATGATATTGAAGGTTTCAAAGATGCACAAAAAGTTGCTTCTACATTGTATGATAACACAGATAGATTAGCAGTATGGCCTAAAATTATTTTAGACAAAACAAGCGGTGAAAATATTACAAACGAAGTAAGTGTTTACACAGAAGAACAAAAAGAAATTATTAGCAAATGGCCTTACTTTCGTAAACTAGATGATAGCCATCTGCATAGAGGAGATATCTTTTACAATGAAAGAAAGATTGATGCAAATGAATTAATTGTAGAAGGATTGAACAAACACAAAGGTTGGAAGTGTTGGGCAGGACTTGATATGATCTACATAGAATGGGGTAAGATATATAGGGCAGAATGTATGCAAGGTGGATTAATTGGAACATTGGAAGACTTTATATTGCCCCAAAATACAGTAATCTGTAATAAAAAACTTTGTGGATGTTTGAGTGATATCTATCTAAGAAAAGAGACAGTAGCATGATAAAATGTTTAGCACCATGGCATAGTATTTTGGTACGTTTTAATGGTGACATAGTACCCGACGGAGTGTATAGAAAACGTTATGGTAACGTGCTAGAATCACCTTTAAACACCGTGTTAAACAGCATTACAGCGTCACACACACGTGAATCTTTCATACAGGGCCACTTACCGCCCGAGTGCGAATCATGTGCTTTAAAAGAAGCCTCTGTGGGTCATAGCAGACGTAAATTCTTTAAGGATATTTTGAATCCAATGTTGGAAAATACCAATTATTCATATACCAAAACCTTCAACGACATAATGTTTTTGGAATTTAACATGAGCAATATATGTAATCTAAAGTGTCGTATGTGCAATGGTATTAGTTCTAGTGCTTGGGTCAAAGATGAATTAAAACTTGCCAAAATGAATAAGGATTTTCAACGCCCAGTTGACAACCCAGAATTTGGTTACACAAACAAGAGTGAACAAATTATTGAAAGACTGTTTGAGGATCCAACACCGTTTAAGAACTTACGTTATCTAAGTATCAAAGGTGGAGAACCTTACATGGAACCTGCAAACAAAACCATACTTAAAAAATTTATTGACCTCGGAGTAGCAAAACACGTAACACTTGATTGGACGACCAATGGTACAATGGTAGATGAAGAAGTGCATGAACTTGCAAAACAGTACGGGCATACCAAATGGACAGTAAGTTTAGAAGGAACCGATAGTTTATATGAATATATTAGGGGCGGAAAAAATTTTACGTTTGATCAACTCAATGATAATTTAAAACAATACGATTTTGATAGAATTATTATAGCAGTTACTATCATGGCATACAACATTGCACATCTTGAAAAAATACAGCAATGGTTTGATAAAAATAAAAAACATAATTGGGACATATACTTTAAAAATGTTGTTACTACTCCTTGGTATCTTAATCCACGTGTACTTCCAAACGAAATATTAGATAAGATTACATTTAAATTTCCACATATAAATTATAGTAACAATGGATCTAATGTAAACACATTTGTAAATTATACAAAAGACTTAGATAAAATTAGAAATACAGATGTGTTAGAAGTTTGTCCTGAACTAGATAGTTTGTTTATATAAGTTTTTCATTTACAATTTGTAAATTACGATCATATATACAAAGTTTGTGTGATTTAGTTGTAAGGTCAACTTTAATTACATAAATGTAACCATCGAATACAATTGGCCTTCCGAACAATACATTTCTTTCCTGTAATTCATTTGTAATTTGTCCTTGTTCATTGATTACTAGTATAGGACAAGCAGGTGTGCCTGCAGGAAAGAAGTATGCTTCGTCAAAATATTTAATTCCGCTTCTAAATCTGTATTTTCCACCAAAACTTTGGTTAATTTTGAACTGTTCTGACTCTCCAGAATCGGTGTCAAATTTAAGGCCTAAATTACTGTCGTTAGAATGTTCATCACCGTAAGGTAGTGCAATGACGGTTTTTCCGAGTAGGACCCCTGCGTTATATTTTTTAGCAAAGTCTACACCTTGTAGGTTATGTACTGCAAAATTATTGCTAACAGTATCAAACTCTATGACTGCATTCATACCTTGTGTTTCACCAAAGGGTAAAGCATACAGTTTGTTGCCTACAACAATGCAGTCAGTAAACTTACGTGTGATGTTTTTGTTTATGTACGGTACTTCATACTCTTGTATAGTGTTGCCATCAAAACTTAACAGTTTGTCGTATCCTTGCTCGTCTCCGCGAGGCATTGAAAAATAACGGTCATTACACCAAACAGTGCCCATGTGCAACTTAAGGCCCCGCTGTTCAAGATCTACTATTTTTACCTGACCGTCTCGAATGTAGAGAGCCTGACTCTCATCAGTATATCCAAGAGGAAAACTGAATGCCGAGTCGCCATTTGATGCTATACTATAATACTGTCCTTTGGAGGAAATGTCAAGTGGAAAATAATTTATTTTATCTTTTGTTACTTCAACTACCTTGCCTAACTTATCATATATCGCATAAGGTACAATCCATAAACTTTCTCCTACGTTTGCAACTGCATTTGTTTTACTTGTTGCCTCAGGCAAATTTAAATTCATAAAATGTGTTTGCCCTTTGTCTAAAAACATAAGGCTAGAATAATCCCTACATTTTTCAGTAGCAAAAGGTGGACTGACCAAAGTTCCATTCCAATCGTGTAAGATTAAATGTTTTATGTCTTCTTCTTTATAATAATCTTCAAATGCTTTATACATTTCTTAAATCTATTGTTTCTAAAACTTTATCTGATAAAGTATCAAATACTAGTAGTTGGTGAAAGTCTTTTGATTCTCCGTATGGAAATGCATATATCACATCATCAATCAAAACACATTTGTTATATTTTTCTATTGTTGTAAATTCTTTAAAATGTTTATCTATGTCTATAGTGTAAAACTTTTCAGAATAAATGTCAATTACTAAAATACTATTAAGGTCGCCTTGGCTTTTCCAAGTATCTTCTGGTTCACAAACACAACCGCCACGAGGTATGTAATATATCTTTCCTTTGCTATTTTCAATGCCGGCAAAGTATTTCTTACTTTCTTTACCAATACCTAAGTCTATGGTGTGCCAGTACTCACTGCTACCATCATCTTTTACACTATCAACAACTAACATTTCGCTCCAGTTTTCGTCATGCCCTGCTGGAGGAAAGAACACCTTTCCATTACTTGCGACAGTATGACTAAAGTATTTTCTACTGGTACCTTTAATTCCTGTGCGTTCACTATACCAGTCGCCGTTTACAAATTTACTTAAAATATCAAACTCTGGATTTTCACTGTAAGGCGGTGCATACAATCTATTACCAACCTTTGCCATCGTTGTGTATTTTTTATTGTTCATAGGTTGCTTATTGTAATCTAACCATATAGGACTCATGTCCGCTATTTCATATTCCCCACTATTGCAGTCATAACTTATTCTGTAATTAAAAGTATCTTCCCAGTTTTCTCCTCTTGGCAATCCATAAATTATTCCATCTACCATTTGAGTGGTATGCCATTTTTTACTATCATTTTTAGGTAATTTAATTTTATGGAAGGTTGCTAGATTATTTCTAAAGTAAAAAGTTAAAACATAATCATATGGTTCATGTTCACCGTATGGCAAAGCAATTAATTTATCACCATGTATATGTGCTTGTATGTATTTGCCTTTGCCAGGATGATTTACATTTACGTATTCTACACTATCGTCATCTGTGTTTACACATAAAATATTATCTTCATTGTAAGGTAAAAAATAAACTTTGTTTCTATATGCAATACCACATTGCCATTTTTCAGACAAAGCATTTACTTTTAATTTAATTTTTTTGAAAGAGTTATCCACAGGATCAAACTTTAACATATAATCAACAACTCCATCAAGACCATATGGCGGTATATATATTTTACCGTTGTTACTTACAGTTGGGTAACTAAATGCTTGTGGGGTCATTGCCAGTCCTTGTTTTGCATTGGATCTATACTTACTTCATTAATATTAACATCATTTGGCTGATTAATCAACCATTTAATGTATTCACCTGCTTTATCAATGTCCATACAATTTCTGTCAGGGTGTTTGTCTTTGTTATTGCTTAAGGTTCCAAAACTTATTAAACTTACTTTAGGTCCTGATTTCCATACTCCGTGCATTGCCAAAGTGTTACACATATCTCTTAATGCTTTCTTTTCTTCAGCATATTTCCAAATCCTTCCGTCTTTTACTCTGTCGACGGTACTACCTATTACTATTATGTGAATCTTGTGATTATTTTTCTTACAATTATCATAAACCTTTTGTAATAAAATATTAGGTACATAGTTAGGTATGTATGCACAAACTACAAATACATCATAGTCTAATGCAATATCAGAAAGTTCATCTTGCTTAATAGGTGAAGTCAAATCAAATCCTGCACTTTTAGTAACAAATTTTGCATCGGTATATATTTTGCTTATACTTTCTGCAAGACCAAAGTTTGGATTTCCTGTTACTAATATTTTCATATCTTATCTCCAAACGCAGACTTTAGATCTAATTGCATCTTATGTAATATTTGTGGTTCAGGATATATACCGCAGTTATCCCAATCAATCAAACTTATTTCATCATCTTTAATAATCATATTACTTAAGACCCAATCACCATGTGCATATGGTTTTGTTTTTGTAAAATAATGATTCAAACAAAAGTTTTCAATTCTTTTTACAAAGTCTGGAGTATGTTCAAAAGTACTTGCTAATTCGCCCTCAATCTTATTTGTGTCTATCCACATTGTATCATCATTAGTACCCCAACCTTTAAGATATCCATCTGGTGCTATGTTCTGTAAAATTTCATAGTGTTCAATTAACCAACGTTCATCATTGAATAACCACTTCTTGCGAAAGTAATCATCGAACTCCCATACTTGTCTTCTTTTTTGTTTGTTTTCTTTTATTAACTTCATTATTTCCAACTACAATCCGTATGCTTCAGCAACTGGACCTAAATAATCTTTTATATACATCTTACGCCAATTATCTAATTTAGTAATGTTCCTTTTAAATTCTTCTATCTTTTCAGGATCGGCTTCTTGTGATGACCACTCGTCTACTCCTTGAAATTGTTTCTTTAATTTATCTGGTGCGTTTTTAACGTGTAACCATTCAGGTAACATAAGTAAATTTTCATATAATTTATATCCATGCTTATCTGCGTATTCTTTTATGTCATCATAGAACCAAGCATTTAAAATACTTACTGTTGGAGCAATGTCTACTTTTGCAAAGGAACCATATCTATGTAAGTTAGGTTCTATTATTTCTTTCCATTTGCTACCATGCCTAATGTAATCAATACGTCTATCTGTTGCATCTAAACTTAGACTCATTATTACCATTCTAAATTTACGCAACAGTTTTTCTAATTTAGGATTCCAAATGGTACAGTTGGTATTAAATCTTATTTGTGTGTCTGGATCTAATCTTTCTAAGAAAGCAGGTAAATGCTTTACCATCATAGGTTCTCCACCAGTAAAATAAACTTCCTGTATTGGCAGTTCTAAAAGTTTATCAAATGTTTCCTCACTACTCCAGTTGAAGTTAGGGACATCTAATATTCCGTGTAGCGGTGTTATTCCTTCTTTTTGCATTGCAATGGCTTCTTCCGCAATACTGCTACTGCTCATATGCCAACAACTAATACATTTTAAATTACAACTATTTCCTAATCTTAAATCTAAATGAGATAACCCAGGACCATATGCTTTAAGTTTCAATCTTTGACTTGTAAGTCCCTGCTTCTCCATTTGCTCACATCTAGTACAAGCATCTGGCCATTCGTTACGTTCCATTTGCTCTCTAGTTTTTTTATGAAACTCACTATTGTGCCATTCTTGGGGAGTATGTGTTTTTATATTATAATCATTCTCTGGTTCAAGACTCATACAACAAAGTCTGTATTGTCCGTCAGTGCGGACATTAATCTGATGATCTAAATATTTACATCTCATATTATTTGTATAATCCTTTACAAAGTATTTGTGTAACCATTCGTTGATTATTTGTAAGTATGCCAATCATGTCTAGTATAGACTTGCTTACATCTTCAACACTTGTAAAAGTTTTTATGCCTTTATCTATTGTTCTTTGTGTTCCAATAGGACCAAGTTCTATTAAACCTACTGCAAGTTTGCTTTCCAAAGGTGCTATTTCATTGTAAAAGTTTTGTTGTTCTATTGTTTGTTTGTATCCTTCGGATTCTATCATTGCTGGTTGTAATTGTGCCTGCATGGTTTTGTATGAACCCATGTTTACTAAAATTTTATCTTCCCAACGCCATTTTTCCCAAACTTTCTTCATTACTTTAAGTTTAATGTTTTCACCATTCTCTGCATTATTAATTAGCACATCTACATCTGATGCATCAGCAATCATCTTATCTATTCCTTCATCAGTAGAAAGATCAGTGCCTGTGCTTAGACTCCATCCTTTATGACCCATCTGGTCAAATAAATGTTTACCTACTCCGCTCGTGTGTCCGGTTATTCCAATCTTAGGCATTTACAATATCCTCTAATTTTACTTTTGTTTGTAAATGTATTCTTATTTCATCACCATTCACTGTCCCGTGTGGCACACCAGCATTAATTAAATATGCTTTACCAACTTCTAAATGATGTTCACGTTCTAAATTATCACCATACAAAAACTTCGAACCTTTGTTGCAGTAAATAGGAATATGCAGTCTTACTATACCTGGCCCGTCAATATGTTTTGTTAATACTGTTTTAGGTTGATGTCTGATAAGACTTGCTCTAGCAAAATACTTTTCACCTAATTGGTCTATTAGTTTTTTAAAATAACCATAGTAAAATTTCTTTTGGATTTTATATTCTGATCCATCATGAAGTTCGGGGTATATATCTTCTTTACCTGCCCAAACAGGAGAGCAAGGTATATCTTTTTCGCAAGGCCAAGATAACTCCATGTAGTCGATATTTTGTACATTATCTTCCATAAGATTTTTTAAATGATATCCGCCACCATAGCCGTCAAAATCAAAATCCTTATTTTTATATTTGTCTTTTATGTAATCTTTTTTACTAAAGTTGAACCACAATTTGTTGTAATTTGCTGTCACTTCGTCAGACCAATGTTGTAATTGATCAATGTCAATCACAGTATCTAACGTCATAATATCCCAATTCATAGTAGACTTGTTACCTTCAATATGTGGCATAAGTATATTTAACAGTTACAAAGTGACGAAAAAGCGAACATGACAGCAATAAAACAATTTTTTGAACAACACGAAAAACCAATAAAAATACAATACCCAGAACAATTTGATCCTAAATGGGTGGTAATGGAAAGTGGTTGGCCTTGCTTTAAATTAAGTGCATTAGATAATCAACCTTGGGATAAAATGCACATTGAAGCAGAATCACTTTTAGAGTATTTTAAAGATCATAGAATGGACTATGGAAAGGGTTGGAAGAGTCTTACCTTGCATGGTGTTGATGATGATACACAAAGTTTGGATCAATATGGCGATCGTAAAGATGTTGTTAAACAATTAGATTGGACTTGGGTAGCAGAACAATGTCCTGAAACAAAAAAGTTTCTTACTAATGTTTGGCCTGCTGAATTTCTAAACAGAGTTAGATTTATGTTATTAGAACCAGGTGGATATATAGAACCACATCAGGATCGCGGTGATAAAGAAAAAAGATTAAGTGTTTGCAACATAAGTCTAAACAATCCACAAGGTTGTAAATTTGTTTTCAAAGATCATGGAATAGTACCTTTTGAAGATAAAGGCAGTGCATTCTTAATGGATATTTCAAATGTACACGCAGTATTTAATAATAGTAATGAACCACGTATTCATATGATAATACATTATGAATTAGGTAGACGCATAAGAGATTTCTTTTATGTTTTAAGACAAAGTTACTATACCAATAGGGGATAAAATGTTAACATGGTTTTTAGTAGGAATATTAGTTGGCTTGTTTGTTAGATGTACCTGTAAGCCACACAAATCCGTTGACGACAAGTTCAAAGATCCATGGAACTGGACAGGGTTCGGAGGGGCATAATGAAAGATTGGAATAGTATCACAGTAGATAGATACTACGAAAACATTAATGTTGATAACAAAGTAGGTATTGGTATATTAGATATCTCAAGAGATATCCCTAATAAGTTTTTACAAAAACGTTCTTTTGATATGACATACTTTTATATTAATCGTATGATTAAGATGGGTATGTGTTCATATGTAGGATTTCATAAAACAGTAAAAGAAATTTTAGAACTTTCTATTATAGAAGGTAAAGAATATTGTATGATTGCTTGTCAAGGATTGCTTTTATTTAGAGGTCCAAGTCTAATTACACAAAGTTTAAAATATGCAGAAACAAACAAAGATTTTTTTGTTGTGGGTCATATAATGGATAAAAAGAAACAACATTATCTTACAACAGGGTCTTATCCAGGATTACATAGACAATACTTGTTTGTAAATTTAAACAAATGGGTAGAACTAGGACAACCAGACTTTGACGAAATAGGTGTGTATGACACAAGAAAACCTATGCTGTCCAACTTTGAGTACAGCGAAGAAACAGTTCATAGCGAATATACTCCTGCATGGATCAAGTCTGCCGATGGACAGCAAGAATATTCTATAACAGCAGATGGCAGTAATTGGATTGATATTGCCATGAGAAATAAAATTACAATAGATAATTTAGATAATGATATGCGAGATTGTAAAGTATTTTTATATCCCTACAATCAATCAGATAAAATGGCAACAGCGTGGACCAAAAAGGACAGCGTTGAAGGATTGAACCAAAGTCAAAAGGCTTGGATACGTAAGTTAGAATATCAAGAAGACATTGAAAAGGATAGAGTTTATGCGTTTAACACTGAAACCCTTTCAGGAGAAGGTGTACGCACAGAAGGAAAACATATAGATCATTTCTTCACCGCGGCCGCAGGATTTAAACCTCTTGCCATATTAAACGCAAACGGATTTAGTGAAGGCACGACAGTACATTATTTTGATTGGTGTGAAGCAAGTATTAATTACAAAAAGCATTTATTGGAAACTTGGGACGGTTATGATTTGGATAAATGGCTCTTAGAACACGATTTAGATTATAACTTTAGCAGTACATACCGTGGCAACTATAAACAATTCTGGGAACAAGAACTAAAAGAGTTTGGCGGAAGTTTTAGGTTTCAAAGTCTATGGGATAGATATAGAAAACTTAAACATGAATTTTATGTAATAGATATCGTTAATAATCCAGAGCAACTATTTGACAAAATAAATACTATACACGGTACTAGGGTATTGTGGACTACAAATATTTGGTCTAGTGAAATGCTACACTGGAACACAACACCCGAAGTATTAGAAGAAAAGTTTAAAAAATTTGAGTCATTGATTCCAGATAATTTAATTTTATATGGTCATGATTACGTAGGAGTAGACTTAAACGAAAGAGTAAAACATGGACGAAGGACAACACATCCCAGGTTTCAAACCTTATATTAGAACATACAAGCCTTTAGATCTCGACTGGAAAGTAAAGAGACTATTTGCAGTTGATGTTGATAAAATACAATCTTGGTATAAAGATTTAGAAGAAAACTGGAATGGCTGGAAGTTCATATATGGAAAGCATCATCAAGAGATGTGGAAAATGGAAGTTGGAGATCCTACAGGAAAAACAGGACATATTTTTAAAGAAGATACCGCTTGGTACGTTCTTTGTTTCAATGGTGATAAAGAAGGACCATTACCTCCAGAAACAGTAATTGCAAAAGATGAATATAAGGACGAAGACCTAGACGAATTATATCCAAGGAAAAATTTTTATGGATATGGAAGAGAACTTGTAGATAATTTACCTGTAAGAAGTAAACGTTGGATGGTCACTATACATACTCCAGGAACAAAATTAATTACTCACACAGACAGCACAGACAAAATCAGAATACACATACCAATACATACAAACAAGGATAGTAACTGGATATTAGATGGCGAACAAATACACATGGAACCGGGATATGCTTATCTCGTTAATACAAGCATTCCGCATAGTGTAGAGAACAAAGGAACCACTGATAGAATACACTTGTATGGCAAGGTGTGGGCAGATGAAATAGGAGCATTGTTAGATGGCATTTGATTTATTTGTATTATTATTAGTAATAATAACTCTAGGAATATTATACCATTTTGCACATACTTGGTATAAGGATAGAGAGTGGAGAAAAAATAATCCAGACGAATATAAGATTGATAAAGATGAATAGTGATTTAAAAGTATTAAAGAAAAAAGTTAACATGAGTAAGTTACGTGATTGGTATGAAGAATTAGAAAAATCTTATTCGCATCTTAAATGGTCTGCAGAAGACAGCAACGTAGATGAAGGTGTTGGCGGACACATTCTAAAAGGTGTATATGGTTGGGCATTACAAAGCAATTTAGAAGACTTAGAAAAGCCTTGTCCACCTTATAACATCACCAAAGAAGAAAAGCATGAATATAGAGATACTGCGGCAATGTTTGGATATATAAATGAAATTAAAGAACAGTTTCCTTATGCACATCAGTTTAGTATAGCAGTACACCCGCCCGGAACACAAATAAATTTACATAGCGATTCAGATGACTTTTACAAAATACACGTTCCTATTTACAGCAACAACAAGAGTCTTTTTATATTTGAACCAAGCAGAGAATATATCTTACCTGATGAAGGAAAAATGTATCTTGTGAATACAAGTGTTAAGCACGGAACTAAAAACAATGGCGATACAAATAGGATTCATTTGTTCTTTAAGATCCCACATAGTAAAGAACAGGATGTCTTAGATATGGCAGATGGAGAAATATAATGAAGATGATTAAAGATTATAATGCAAAAGACATAGATATAAATGGCTTACACACCAGCAAGGATTGGGATATCATTGAATTAAATTGGCAACTAGATCCTGTAAAAGCAGAAGAATATTTTAATGAAGTTGAGAAAAAATTTAGAAAAGAAACTTATTTTAATTTTACAGACTTTCCTGATCTGTTAGATATAGAAATTAGTAAGCAGTATATGGAAGGTAACTACTGTGGATATTATTGCGGTCCTATTGGAGGTTATACAATAGGTTGGCCGATTGACAGAGATATTCCTATACCACCACCTAACCAGGTTAACAAGGAAATATTTCCAGAAGTGCTAGATCCTGAGTTTGAGGATAAGGCAACTTTGTTAGAAAGATATAATTTTGGATACATGAAAGACCTTACAAATTTTTTAGGTGATATAGAAATGGGACAACCAGTAATTACTATGCACGGACCAGGCGCAGAAATAAAACCACACGTAGATAGCCAAGTAAAAAAGATACACATTGTTTTGAAAACAAATGATAAAAATGTATTTTGTTTTGGTCCAAACCATGAAAGAAAGTATAAAATGGAAGCCGGTAAAGCATATATTATAAACACACATATACATCATGGTACTTTAAATGAAGGCAACACAGAAAGAGCACATATACTTGCTAGAATACAATCTGATAAGATGTTTAATTGTCTAAACTTACAGGGTACGGTATGATAAAAAATATGGTGGAAGAACATCATAAAGAAACACCACGCGGACATTTATTAAGAGCAGATATTCCAGGACCTGGAAAAGTACTTGCTAGATATATTGAGAATGGTGAACAAACTTGGGAAGAACATCAATCTAATCCTGATAAAAGATGTACGGTTAATATTCCAAAAGATGTAGATGCTATAACTTTAACTAGGCCAAACTTATATAGATTACATAGTGATATAGAAAAAATAAATGTTGCCAGTGAAAGAGTTTTCATAGATGCAAATAATTTTCACATACAATTATTAACTGCCGAAACAGATAAAAATAGTTTTATAGATACTGCTGACCGAATTGTAAAAATTTTAGTGGCTGATGCAAAAATTACAGTCTTAAAATTTAAAAACGTGTCTACAATATATTTGGTAGACTGTAAAGTGTTAACACCATTGCTTGAAGATGTTAAAGGATTAGTAAGGATAGATTCATGAAAATTTGTGTAGTAGGTGGAGGAAGTGCAGGTTGGATTACTTTAAGTTATCTGGTTGCTACTGTAGATGCAGATATTACAATCGTTCATAGTGACGAGGTAGATCCTATTGGTGTAGGAGAAAGCACCACGCCTACAATAAAACATATTGCAGATACAGTTGGCGTTGATGAGAAGGTTTGGATGAAAGATGCTAAGGCTACATTTAAGTATGGAGTAGAATTTCATAACTGGAATAAAAAGGGAAGCAGATGGTTTCATACCTTTGATGATCTTGTTCCACACCAAGTCTTTCATAAACCAATGTGTGACAATGGAAAGCAAAATCATAAAAAAGAATTAAGCAGTGTAGATTATTATATCAACCATAAAAAAGGAAAAGGTGATAGTATTGAATATAACGATTATCATGGACCTATGGAATACCTACTTACTGAAGGATTAAGTCCTTTTTCAAAGAATGGTAATTGTACTATTAGCGACTATCCTGGATATAGTTATCATATAAATGCATTTCAATTTGGAGAAAGTTTAAGAAAACACACTGCAAAAGATAAGTTTACAGAGATAGTAGGTACAGTAAACAAAATACATACAGAAAAACAAAACATAAGTGCCATAGAGTTATCCACAGGACAAAAGATAGAAGCAGATATATTCTTTGATTGCACAGGATTTAAAAGACTTTTGATAGGCACAATGAGTAGTTGGAAGCATTATGATGACCTTATTAACGATAGAGCGATATGGGGTACAATTAAAACACAATCATTTAAGCCAGTTACCCAGGCTCATGCACAACCATATGGCTGGATATGGGAAATTCCTACTGTTGGCCAAATAGGTTCTGGATATGTGTATAGCAGTAAACACCAAAAATATGACGATGCTTTGAAAACAATTACAGAGTTCTGGAAATCAAAAGGGCATAAATTTGAACCATTTAAAAGTGTAGAGTTTGATGCAGGTATGTTAGAAAATGTAAGCAAACATAATGTAGTAGCCAATGGACTTGCACAAAGTTTTATAGAACCGTTAGAAGCAACTAGTGTGATGGTGACCTGTACCACTGTAAAAGCATTTGTTGATCTATATAAAAAAGGTAGTAAGAACCTGGTAAAAGCACACGACAAGGTTATGCAGAAGTTTATTTTACATACAAAACACTTTGTTCATATGCATTATAGATTAAGTGAAAGGAACGATACATCTTATTGGAGAGAAGTAGGTAATGATCCTAACGTGGTTCAAGAACTTTGTGATTATGCAGATACTTTTAAAAATGCTAGATGGTGTGAAACAGGCGATACAAAGTTTAATCAATTCAATTTGATTAGTTTACTATTTGGCTATGAAAAAGATTATGTAAATGAAATAGAAAAAATTGATGATGAACTGTTAGAAAATTATAATCATTACACAAAAGCAATGATGGAACATTATCTATTTTTGATTAGAAATAATCTTACGGTCGAACAGTATCTAAATAGTCTAGATTAATCTTCCAAATTTTTTGTTGGGTGTAAAACAATTCTTGTTCACTATGTTTTTCAAGGAAGTTATTTTTTAATAATCTTTCTACAAAGTTACCCATTCTAATACTTTTACCACTGCCGTCTTTGTCAACATTAGTAGACATATAAAATTCTGCATCAGGATATGTGTTCTGTATAAATTCTATTTGCATAGGCAATACGTATGCCAACTGATAACCAGTTTTAAACATATTCTTAGATATGCCCTTACTTACTGCATATCCTGGAAGTTGAGCACCTCTAAACAAACAACGCCATGCATTAGGCGATACTTCAGGTAAATGATGTACTCCTGCTAGATTAAAAATTATATCTTTGCTTTCGTCTATTCCAACAAAATACTTTCCATACGGCATTTTCATTTTGTCAAGTTTTATACTATCAAATGAAGAATTATTATTGTAACCTAAATTTTTACATTCGTCACAAAATATCTGCAACTTATCTAAGTCACTATCTAATAGTTCTCTAAAAATTATTTTTCCAAGTCTTACCATTTGAATTATCTTTACGTGAATGAAATTGCATAGTTTCCATATCAAAGATATCACCAGTAGCAACACCATTGATCATACATTCTGCTAGACGTATATGTTCGCCTAATGGTCTAAACATCACGTGCCATCTATCCTGATTAATTGTACCTAAATCAAAAGTTGGTGAATCATAACCAATCATAACCGGTGGCGGTGCTTCTGTCATACCATACCAATTTGCAATTTTTTGGACACCCCTATTTTTGAATTCATCTATGAAACTTTGGTCTATTTTGGAACTGCCTGTCACCATATATTTGACACAACTCATGTCTAAATCTTTAAAGCCTTTAGTGCCTAACAACAGTTCTAAATGGCGTGGTATAAGCGATATAAACGTCGGTTTAACGCGGTTAAACAGTTCAGGGTAGGTATATGTACCGAACAGACTAGAAACGTACTGTGCGCCGCTTAAAAACGCAGGAAAGGCGGTGATTGTCCAGTGGGCAATAGTGTTCGCAGGAAATACATCAAGCACTTTATCCTCCGGAGTCAAACCAATTTCTTTGGCACTCCATCTTGCACATTCCTGAAGATAAATCCATGAATGGGTTACAGTTTTTGGTTTGTCTGTACTGCCAGATGTATAGAGAGTGATAGTGCTCATGCTAGTATTTAATTGGATTACGTTTGGATTAGATCAAGTTTGACCAAGCACCATTTTCATAGCCTTGGAACTTGTTATCTGTAGTATTGTAAATGATCATACCGTTAGCGGCTGTAAGTGCATCTCTTTGAGTAGTTGTCATAGAACCTAATAAAAGTTCTGTGCCAATTTTTGCATTACCGTTAACGTCTAATGTTGCATTCGCAGTCTGTGAATTAATTGAAAGTTTACCATCTGAAGTAAACTCCATGAATTTTAAACTTGGTGCTGATGCAGTACCATCATTGGTTGCAAATACAAGTGTACCTTTTACAGTATCAGCCGCAACTGATCCTGCACTGTTTGACACCTTTGTGTATAATTGTGCTGATGGAACATATTTAGAATTGTTAGTGTCCCAACCACTCCAGGCAATACCTGCCAATGAGTCACCTGCCGTAAATGTTACAGGTGTTTGTAATGAATTATCCTTTACATTAAATTGAAACTTACTAAAGTCGTTACCTGTTCCACCTACTGCAACTATTTCAATAGGCTGTGATTTGTCTGTGTTGTATAGTTGGAATGTTGGACCAACGTTATCTGTTACTTCACCAAATTTTAAATTATTATTTCCTGCTAGTAATTTAATTTGTACACCATCAAAGAATACCTGTCCGTTGTCTAATTTAATCGTGTTAGTAATACCGTCAACTAATATTGTTGAATCATCACCAACAAGTGTACCTTTCATAGTACCTTCAAATGTACCGTCGAAACTTCCTGTTTGGTTAAACACAGGATTTGATGGTTTGAATTGTGCCGCACTTGCATTCCAAGTTAACACTTGTCCATTGCTAGGTGCATCAGAACCTGATGTACTTACATCACCTAGATCATCTATTGAAGCACTTGCTAAAGCAATCTGTGTATCAATGTCGTTTGCTGGAATAAATTTTGTACCGTTCCATTTTAAAACTTGGTTTACTGTAGGTGCCGCAGTTGTAATATCTACGTCAGCAATATCACCTATTGAGTTGATAGTTTGTACTGCACCGTTAATCCATTTGTTTGTAGCAGTATCAAAAACTAATGCTTGGCCGTTTGTAGGAGTAGGACAGTTTACGTTAGATAGGTCGTTTAGTGCCTTATCTGGGTTGATAATTTGCCCACCTGTGACACCTGATTTACCTACATATAACTTATTTGTATCTGTAACGAATATTGGTTCGCCGACTGCTGGATCTTGACCAGTTAATAACTGACGATCTGCTTCTGTTCCTCTTCTAATTCTTAAAGCCATTTATACAACTCCTACGTTCTTAATAGTATTTATGCCGATTGGAAATGTTTTATAATTTACGATTTAGGCTTGTTTTTACGTTTCATGAACTTTCTAGTCTCTTTTTGTATGTAATTTTTGACCCTAGCACTATCAACCTTGAACTCTACGTGCTTAATTACAGGCCCGTACTCATTAAATAATGCCCTGATTTCACGTTCATAATTAGCAGGACGATCTGGTTGTTTACACTCAACAATCCACTTTTTTCCATCTGAAAATGTAACATGAAAAGCATCGAGGTACTCTAAAGGAATGGCTTTCACCTTTATTCCTTTGAATACCTCGGGCCAATGTCTTACTATATCATTGGGTAAAAAGACCGGTTTATTCACCGCCTTTTGCCTTTGCTGTCTTCTTCTTAGTAGGCACTAGTTCTTCCGCTTGTTTACGTAAGTTTTGAGCCTCCTTGAACATAGCATCGGCTTGGGATCTTAATGACTTTGCCAAGTCATCATCACTCAATGCATCAGGCGTATTCGTAGCCGCTTGAGCCTCTGCCTGTACTGCTGATGCAGACTTAGGTTTGACTTCTTGTGCTGTCGCTACTTCTTCTGCTACTGCACTACCACTAGCAGGTGCGCCTAAATGTATTTCATCAATGCTTACACCTTTTTGATCAGCGATGATCTTATTAAGTTCATTTAACTTAACTGTTTGTGTAGGCGTTGGTGTCATTTCGATATCCGTTGTCGGAACCTTCTGTAACTTACCATCAGCATGAAAAGCCGCTAACATTGTACGGCCGTCGCCTAATGTAGATCTTCCCATTGCTTCTGCTAATTCATATACAGATTGTCCTGCAGATGACTCAACCAATTTCATTAGTGAATCATGATCTGCGTCTGATAAAGATGCAGTATCAACAACTAAACAATATCCACTGTCTTGTGGTACTGTTCTGTATGCAACTGCAACCTTTCGTTGATTTTGTACGTATCTTCCTACGTGTTTTACTTCAGCCATTATTGTCCTCCTGATGGCGTTCCAGTCATAGCCTCTGCCGCATCTTTAGGTGTTGCAGATGTTTGACCTGTTGCCGGAGCACCAGACTTTTGTGCTTCTTCTTGTGCTTTCGCAACTTGGTTTAGAAATGTTTCTAACTTATTGTACGTCGTTCCAACTGCCTGCATTTCATTTGCCTTGAAAGCACCACGTTGGGAAGCGACATCAATAATTGATCTAATCGTGTTTAGATCCTGAACAGTCAATTCGACTGATCCACCAGGACCTGGTGCAGGTGCATCCGTTTTAGGTGCTTCCGCCGCCGCCACTGGTTTTGTATTTTCTGTCGTCATATGACATTCTCCTTAGTTTGTATATACAGTATTACTTATTTGTACTTTAAATGAGGACACGCCAAAACGAAATATGAAAGTTCTTTTGGATCCTCGAAACCAATTTTGATACAATAATTTGGTTTAGCATCTCTTGGGTCTTTTTTATTATAAGTTTTGCCAAGAAAATATCTGTTTTTACAATTTTGGTAAACCCATTTGTCTATTGCTTCTTCCAAATTGTAAGACATAGGAATCTCAATGTACTCTAAGTTTTTTGTAGGTACATCAAGTTTCCTGATATTAAAATAATTTAGTGGATTAGTCTTCATCATAATGAGTCGTTATACCAAATGGTGCTTCAGTATTCTTATCATAGTGTGAATGAATTACAAATACTGTATCACAGTAATCTGGATCACCCCAACTATCCCAAGGCATACCATCTGTAAACATAATGAAACGTTTTGGTTCAATACCATTTTCTTTCATATATTTCCAGTTACACATAAAGTCAGTTCCTCCGCCACCCATTAATTCGTAGTTAGCCAAGTCACTTCCATTATCAGCACTAAAGTCTGCTTCATTGTAAACCTTAGTATCAAAACACCATACCTTGATATTGTAGTCTTGATACTGACTCATAATATTTTGTATTTCTCCTAAAAATACACTTCCTTGTTCATTACTAATACTACCAGACATATCAATTGCAATAGCAATATCAATTGTAGTATCATAGTTCATTCCAGGAAGAATAGCACCAGTGTGCCAAGCCTTTCTACTAGGACGTTGGAATGTAAAATCATTTTTAATAGTAGACTGAATTTGTTGCTGAAGTATTTCTCTCCAGTTCATCTTAGGCTCAGTAAATTGCTTAATCATTCTTTCTACTTCGGCAGGTAGGTTACCTGCACCAGCCGCCTGTGCGGCACCTAACATATTTTCTTTTATTTCATCACGTATCTTTTTAAGTTCATCTTTAGAATAACTAGGCTTGTCACCTTCTTTTTTACCTTTTTTACTAGGAGCAGGACTATTTCCGTTGCTGTCTTTATCCCAGTCAATATGCTCATCAAGTAATTTACCTAATTGCTTTAATTCTTCTTCATCATATTTTTTATAAATTTCATCATATACTGCTTCTGAAGTCCAACCTTCATATTTAAAGTCTTGGAATATAGGAATATCTCTTGGCTTTTCTCCAATACCATCTCTTACAAGTGTATTGTTTACAATATAGTCTGCCGCAATATTATGAATTTGCGGATCTCTATCTTCACGTCTTGTCATATGATCAAATACACAATGCAATATTTCATGTGCAATAACGAATTCAACTTCTTTGTTTGTCATATTTGCAAAGAAAGGAACACTATAAAATAAGTGTCTTCCATCTGTTGCCGCAGTAGGGCACCAATCTGATGCTTCTTTAATTATTAACCTTGTAGCCATATTACCAAAGAAAGGATGTCTAAGTAATAGTCCTACTCTTGCAACTACTATCTTATCGAATACTTCTTTACGTAATTCGTCAGTTATCTCAATATTTGGAGTTTCTACTTTTTCTAATGTTTCAATTGTCATTGTGCCTATTCCTTATTATTGTTTTATAATACTATATTTAATGGAATTTGTCAACCAAAAAGATAAGGGGGAGAACCAAAATCCTCCCCCTAAATTGGTTAGGCCGCCTGTGCCGCCGAGATATACTTACCAAATTTTTCGTGGAATTCATCGAAACAATCGACTTCATCTGGATCAATTGGAAGTTGATATTGAGTAAGTGCAAGTTTGATACCCATGACAACCAATTCAGTTTCAAAGTTATCCATTGCAAATCTCAAGAAGTTATTAACCTTATCGGCAAACTTCTTATCTTTTTTATCGCAGGCTTCTTTTAGTTCATAACAAAGTGAGACTGTTAAGGAATACATGGCACTGATTTCTTTAGTCTCTAACTTCTCAACCTTTCCAGATAATATATCTGTAGGATTAGGAAGTTTTGAAGCCACCTTACGGTGTGCCATGAACTTCACAGCCAGGCCTTCGCCAACTGCACCACTAACCAAATCGGTAGTGGTATTCTCGTCATCGTCATCCTCTAGCAATTCGGATACGAATGACCAAGAACGAGGTGTTGCAAAAGATCTACTTGGACTCTTAGGATCAAAGTCATACAAGT